AACCTTCTCCGCTAAACAGCGCAAATAGGTCCTTGATAGGCTCAAAGAATTTCTTAACGCTTCCAAACATACCCTTGATTTTGGATATGATTGAACCTTCAGCCGTAAGAGAAACAAAGAATTCCTGGATGGGAGTAATGAAATTTTTAAATGCCTTTCCTATCTTTGACTCCTTAAAGAAGTCGCTGATGACCTTACCCATGTTACGGATCTTTGCCATAAGCCCATCAAGATTCAGAATCTTAGAGATACCTTCGGAGATTGCCGAAAACATCTTGACGGCACGTGAAACGATACCCACAATGAAACCAGTTACCACACCTGCAATTGCGGCAAGGGTACCCATGATACCAAAGTCACCAATACCACCCTTAAGGTGTTCCTTATTGGCAGTAGGAGCAACCGCGGCTTGTCTTTCTCTTGCCTTCTTATCTTCAAGACGATTTTCTGCGTCGATAAGCTGATTCGTCTGCATAGCGGCAAGGATATCCTTTTGTACGCTATAGATGCTTTCAAGGACTCCAATCATATTGAATGTATGGAACGCAGTGGAAGCCGTTTCCTTTGATACATTATAAAGATTTGAACTGTCCTTGGCGCTTAATGCGCCCATCTTCTTGCCGACGCCTTCTTTTGCCTGTGGTTTGTAACTTCTATTTAGATCCTCAAAAAGAGATTTAATCTCCGAAACAAGTGCTTCCATGTTTACGGCAGTCTCAAGCGACAGGTCGGCAGTATTCAAAGTGTTCTGTGAAATCTTACCAAGGGTCTCATTTGAGACCTTTAGTTCGAGAATCATATCTTTGAATAGTTCTTGTTTATCGCGTGATTCGGCCATATAGGTTACTTGTTAAGTTTTTTCTTGGCTCTTTCGTTTTCTTCTTTGATGTGTTCAACAAGAAGAGCCACGTAGATTTCCCTCTCCCAAGGCATCATATTATCCAATTCCGTGAGGCTGTACTTATGATGTTGCATTAGGGCGAAATTGGTCTGGTAATGATTTACGAGACTGTCATGAGAGAGGGAGACGAGAAAAAATTCTGGATTCCTTTAATGAGGAGTGAATTCTTTTCTTTGCAATGAGCACAATCAAACTCAACCGTGTGTTGGAGTTTTGGCATTGCCTCAATGAATTTCTGAATCTTAAGGAACTGTTCCTGGTTTAAAGATTCGAGGAACTGATTGAGCTCTTCCTTGGTCTGTTCGGATGCTGGGTATGATTGTTTCTCATCATAGATGGAGTCAATACAACCGAGGATGGCGTCAAACGCAAGTTTTGAAGTGCTTTGGGTATCACTGGAATTCTCTTCCGAAAGTTCCGCAATTAGATCAACACGTGGCCAATTCAGAACAACGCCGATTGAATCGGTGAGTTGAATCTTATTGCTTGGTAGGTTCTTGGTATCAATGACAATCTCATCAAGATTGACTTCAACCTTGGTGCTGTTCTCGCACTTTACACATTTAAGGTTTAGCTTGGAGATTTCACCTACCGACTTAGAACGGATCCGAAGGAACATATACTCCATATCAAAGATGGGCAATGTATTTGCATCAAGTTTGCCAAAGGTGCAAGAGTTGATGGTATCCTTTACGGCTTGAATGATTTGCTTTTGGTCGCCCGATTCAAGGGCAATCATCAGCATCTTTTCTTCTTTTACTAGGTACGGACGGTACTGAATCTTCTTTCCGGTGGAAGGAAGTTTAGTTTCATACTTTGGTGTTTCAATAATTGGCAGTGGCATATAATTATAGTTTAGTTATTAATCAAGCAAGACCCGAAATGTTCGGAGAAATTGTAGTCGGTAAATCAACAATCTGTTTAATTGGTGGTGGATCTACTAAAGGTATTCCGAAATCAACACTTTCTTTTACGGTAGGTACCTTATCAACAAAGAAATTCTCATACGTTAATGTTACGCTGAATTTCTGTGCGGTATTTTCTGCATTGTTGTCCAATGTGATCGGATTGAATGTCACCGGATACGCATTGTGAAGGACAACCTTGTAAATCGGAAGATTCTTTTTGTTCAATTGAACAATCGTTACATCGGTAACATAATTCACCAGATAATTAGCACGGTAATTGTTATAACCGATAATCTGATCCGACCAACGGTCGAAAATCTTCTTGATGTAATAATCGTTGGTCAGAAGAAAGGTAAAGGTTACATCCTCATTGATGAATCCATACGGAATCTTTACGGCTTGCTTTATGGATTGATAGTCGGCTGTTAGAATTTGTCTTCCTGGAAGCGTGCAAGATTCACAGAGGATTGCAATATCACGTGGGTCATTAATCAATGAACGGACATTAAAGGTACCCGATATAGCTCCCGTAATAATTGCATTTAGATCAAGGTTGAACAGTGTCTGTTCTGGCGGAGTCATATACACGGCAAAACGATTCTCCTGAGCAACGCCGCCGTGCTTTACAATTGAGCTTTTGAGGTTCTCAATACTGTTACCCAGAACATTGTCGATTAGATTGGCCATGTGAATTATCGCGCGGAATACTGCTTGCGGGAGTCCAACCAAATCTGAGTCTTTGTGGCACCCTTGAAATGTTCGGTTGGTAAGAAGATTGCTGTTTCCCAGTCCGGTGCAAATACCTGAGATGGGCGGGTTTTCATATGGTCCGTAAGATAATGCTTGAGGCACGGAGCAAATTCACGAAGTCTTTTGGCACTTACAAGGAGACTATAACGGATTTTAAGGCGTGTTCTCTCGGTAAGTTTGTCATCGGAGATGGTACCAAGTAGTTTATCCAGGAACTTGGCACGGATCTTTGGATGTAGGTAGTGTAGGTTGAGCCCAAGGAAACCACCAGGAGCCGGACCAATTACCAGAACCAATGGAAATCTGTCGTAATACGGGAGGTCATCCTTGTGTTTAGGATCATAGGCAAACATATACATGTTACCCAGAATTGCCTTGGAACGCTGTTGGACCTTATCATCGTTGAGGAGCGCCTTACGGTTAATCTTGCCGTTTAGCTCTTTTACTCTGTCAACAAACCATTCTTTTGCTTCAGCCGAACGCTTTTCAAATCCCGTGGAGTTGAATTCTTTTTCAAGTGTGGTGAAGAGTGAGACTGGCATTAGTTCTATTTATATGTGTTTAGAGTATCTTGATGCCCAACTTACGGAGCATGTCCTCGTCCCATACCTCGAATATCCATCCACGGTCGCTGGCGTACTCGGTTGCCGCTTCCCACTTGGAGATGTTTTTGGCATACGTCATGACCTCGGTAATGTATCTCTTTGTCTTTTTACCTGGATTCTTGGGTGGATTCACTTCTTTCTTGGGTTTCACCTCGATCAACATTGTACGCCCATCGGTAAATTGGAACTTGACATCCACAAAATAGCGGTGCACTCGACCGTCCGTCTTACAACGGTAGGGTATCACAACCTCTTCCGAGCACCATGATTCCACAAATGACTGTTCATCAAGCCATCTAAAAAGCTGGCGTTCCCAGAGAGAACGGTAAACGATGTTTGAAACATCACCGTGGTATTTGGATGGATTCTTAGGCGTAAAGGTACCCTTGTATGTCATATAAATAGTTATTTATGTCGACTAAGACAACACAATTTTTCAAGGAGTTACTCTAATGCCTTCAGATCCTGTAACAGGTTTACCATATTTCAACGAGAGTTACGGTAGTCTGACGGATGTGGCTAAATCTGACCCTATTGTAATGGCGCCATTTAAGGCAACAGCTGAACCTCTTCTTAATTTACCAAAGACACTATCCAAAATTTCACCAGTAAATCCTGATTTGTCCCAGTCTGGTTTAAGTGGTTATTCCGGCGGCAAAAATTCTTCTGCCGAAGGTTTTAGAGGTCCGGATCCTTGGGTCGGTTATCGCCCAAGACTTTGTTTTCCAGCAGAATTGACCCATGCCAAGAATAGTTGGATGTTTATGTCGTTCAGTGTTCGTTTGGGTAAACCTGGAGCCAGAGAAATTTATCTTCCAATCCCTCCAGGACTTACATTCTCTGATTCAATGGCGTATTCTTCTTTGGACCTTGGTATTTTAGGTACAATTGGTCAAGAAACACTCAACGCAATGGATAAAGCCAAAGGTGTTAAAGGTGTTGTTGGAGCCGGTATTGGTGGTCTTGCTGGTAGTTTGGTAAACAAAGCAAAGAAACTGAATGTTGCAGCAGCGGCTTCAATTGCGGCACGGCACTTTAATCAGACTTCCATAGCAAATACGATTGATTTTAGTAAGAAACAGATCATTGCCCCAAATACTAATATGGCATTTCAAAATGCTGGTATTCGTAGTTTCGGATTCAACTTTAAGATGATGCCTAAGAGCAAAACAGAAGCAGAAATAATTACGGCGATCATCAAAACTTTCCGTGAGAATATGTATCCAAAGGGTAATGATGTCGTCCTTACATATCCGCCGATTTGGTCAATGAAATTTTATGATGGTTCCGGTAAAGAAAATCGTAAAATTCCTAAGATTTTCGAGTGTTACCTCACTGGAATGACGGCAACATATAACGGTACAACTAATATGTTCCATGAAGATGGTAGCCCGGTAGAAACGGATATTGCACTTCAATTCCAAGAAACAAAGGCACTAACTCTATCGGATATTGTGGAATTATCGGAGAAATAATATATGCCATTTTTTCAACAGTTTCCAAAGATTCAGTATGATTTTGCCGATAATGGCATTGATACTCGTATCGTTGATCTATTCCGCTTC